GAGCGCAGGTCACCTTCTCAGGGACACTTGCACGTCCTCCGGTGCTCAGGCATGCTGCTGTGATCCAGACCGTGATCGGAGGAACGACGGAGATCGTTCACGACAATGGAGCTGGAGGCTGGGTAGGTACAAGAGTCTCAGGCGGTTCGATCGACTACTCTACTGGAGTCTGGTCGATCACGTTCACCGCTGCTCCTGACGCAGGCGAGGATGTTACGATAACCTACTTCACAGACCAAGAAGCTCTCTAAGGAATCATAATGAAAGAGATCACGCACACTGGCAGATGGCCTGAGCCGATAGTTCTCGCGCTCAAGGTCGGTCGAGGTACGGCGCATCGTAACATCCTCGTCGGAGAGACGCAGGACCTCGAGGACTCGCAGATCTCTCCGGAGATCAAGCAGCTCGAGAAGCGCGGTCACGTCGTGCTCAAAGACAAACCAACAACGAAGGAATCCAAAAGTCCTCCGCCTCCCGTAGAGACTTCGGAGCCAGAACCTGAAGAGGAGATGACTCCCGAGGAGATCGCGCAGATGGAAGCGGAGCTTCTAGCCGAAGACGGTGCTGACGCCGTTTCGAACGAGGAGGCATAACGATGGCTTTCGTGTCAGCAGGCGCTTACGCAAGAGAGATCGACCTCTCTTTGTTCGTGGAGACGGCGACGAACACCACCTTCGCGTTTCCACATGTGTTCAACAAGGGTCCCATCGGGACTCCAACTCTGGTCACCAACCTCAGTCGACTGATCGAGCTCTTCGGAGAGCCCATCGATCCGTCGGTGAGTGCGTCGGCTTGTCAGGGATGGTTCGCAGCGCGCGAGTACCTCCGTCACGGCAACAAGCTGTACATCACTCGTGTGGAGTCGGCTGCTCAGCCTGCGGAGTACGCAGCGCAGTCTCTCCCAGGAGGTTCGGACCAGGAGATCGCGACTGGCACCGACGGAGCAACGTCTGTTCCAGCAACTCGCGAGCTGTCGTCTGCCACAGGCGACTTCGTCAACGATGGTGTCGTGGCAGGAGACGTCGTCGAGATCCACGAGGGTGGTGCGGACGACGGTTTCTACTTGATCACCATCGTTGCGGCGACTGTCCTGACTGTCGATCGTGACTGGCCGACAGGCTCTCTGTCTGCTCAGGACTTCACGGTCTACTCGTCGAAGGTCTACGCTGGTTCGGCTGGTGTGACGGGTACGAGCTCTGGTCGTGGATTCTCCCATGCGGGACAGAACTTCACTGCCACTGTGTCGGCTGGCGATATCCTGCGCATCCATGACACAGGAGACACCGGAGACAATGGTCTCTATGTGATCGACTCTGTCGACAGCGACACTGCGTTGACTGTCGATCGTGACTGGCCTGTGGGCTCGCTCACTGGTCTGGACTACACGATCTACACTGCGCTGTTCAAGGGTACGGCAGGATCGACCGCGACCGACGGCGAGTTCACCGATGCGTCCGGCAAGTTCCAGGACCATCACGTGCAGGAAGGCGACCTCCTCTGGATCAAGGATCTGGTGGATACGACCAACAACGGATGGTACTACATCACTGGCCTGAAGACGGGCTCGGAGGATACCACCGTCGAGGTCAACGAGGTCTCCTGGCCTGGCGGTGCTCTAAGCAATCTGGACTACGAGATCTGGCCGGGATCGATCTCGTTCCAAGGATTGACCAAGGGTACCTGGATCAAGGACTCCCTGATCCAAGGTCTCCGGAACGCAGGGCAGCCGACCAACTTCAACCTGGAGACGAGAGACGCGACTGGCACCATCGTCCTCGAGGTCGTGTACAACCTCAACCGTTCCACGGTCGTCTCGGAGATGACGGATAGCAGCAACTACTTCTCAGCTACTGTCCGGACCAACAGGACCGAGCCGGTGATCGGCAAGCAGGTCACTGTCTCTGGTGGTGACGACGGCTACACCGGTGTCGTCGACTCCGACTTCATCGGCAACCCTGCGACGAAGACTGGTCTGAAGTCTCTCCGCAACAAGGAGCAGTACGAGGTCAACATCGTCGCGTGTCCGGGTCAGACTTCCCAGAACGTCCAGGACGAGATCATCGATCTCTGCGAGTCTCGCGGCGATTGTATCGGTCTGGTTGATCCTCCGGATCAACCGACGGTGGATTCGGTGCAGGATGTCCTGGACTTCCACAACGGGACTCTCATCAGGACCACTGCTCTGAACACGAGCTATGCTGCTCTGTACTGGTCGTGGATCCAGGTGTTCGATGAGTTCCACAACCTCGATGTGTGGACGGCTCCGTCGGGTCACGTCGCTGGTGTCTACACCAACAACGACAACCTGCAGTATCCGTGGTACGCTCCGGCTGGCTTCAAGCGTGGTAAGGTCTCTGGTGCGAAGGACCTACGCTACTCGCCGGATCAGGATGATCGTGACTCTCTCAACGGACCGGGAGCGAACGTCAATCCGATCTCCAACTTCATCGGGTACGGGATCCATGTCTACGGACAGAAGACTCTGCAACGTGCGACCACTGCACTCAACCGAGTCAACGTCCGGCGCATGCTGCTGTTCGCCAAGTCGGCGATCGAGAAGGCTGCGCGACAACTCGTCTTCGATCCGAACGACGAGATCTTGTGGCGCGAGTTCAAGCAGCTCGTCAACCCGACTCTGAAGCACATCCTCTCGAACCGTGGTATCCGGGAGTACCTGGTCATCGCGGACGAGACGACCACCACACCACAGGTGGCCGAGCAGAACAAGATGATCGGCAAGATCTTCATCAAGCCGACGAAGGCAGCCGAGATCATCGAGATCCAGTTCGTTCTCACCTCGCAGTCCGCAGACTTCCAGGAGTTGGCTGCGTAGTTTCACTGCGTAACCTGCACAAGGTCGCATAACACGAGGAGGAAATAATGGGCCTTACCAACCCGCAAGCTGCGGACCACATTGCGGCCGAAGCAGGCAGCCTGGAGCCGCAGCGACAGAACAACTTCTCAGTCGAGATCCCTCTGGACAACGCCGACAAGGACCTCGTTCTCATGGGACTCCATGGGTTCACGCTGCCTCAGCAGTCCAACGAGGTCGTGGAAGCAGAGTACCAGAACGAGAAGCGCAAGGTGGCTGGTCAGGTCACCGTCGAAGAGGGCTCTCTCATGCTGAAGGACTTCGTGGACACCGATACCCGAGGAGCGATTCTCCGGTGGCGGAAGCAAGTCTACAATCCTCAGACCGGACAGATCGGCATGGCGTCCGACTACAAGAAGGAGTTGGACGTCGTGCTGCAAGGTCCGGACGGGGAGAACACTCGCGTGGCGAAGCTGATCGGCTGCTGGCCGTCGGCGGATCCATCGATCGAGCTCACCATGGAGGGCTCTGACAAGGTCCTCATGGAAGTTCCGATCCAGATCGACAAGATCGACTGGTCCGACTCCATCACGGGTGCGTAGCGTCTGGCCTAGCTCGTTGTCGGGGTTCTCGCCATCAGTAGGTGGGCGAGAGTAGTTCGGAGAGGGAAGGTGCTCCGAGCGATCTGTCAATCCATCGGTCTAACCAGGTCCGTCAAGCCAACGTAAAGGAGACCTAACGTGGGCAAGGAATACCATGGCGAGTTGGTTCTCGCATCAAAGGGATTCTTCTACGACGAGAAGCTCAAGGACGGTACCGTCCATGTCACCCCATGGGGTACTCAGGACGAGCGTCTGCTGATCTCGCCGTCGATCAACTTCACTGACACAGTCACCCGCCTCATCAAGAGGTGCACGGATCTGGAGATGGATCCCGTCGACCTTCTACTGGTCGATCGCTGGCACCTCTTCCTCTACATGCGCTGCCTGTCCTACGGCGGCGACTACTCCTTCAACTACAGGTGCGAGGAGTGTGGCGAGAAGATGCGCCACACGATGGACCTCGAGAAGGATCTCGAAGTCACGTACGCTGACGACGAGCATCTCCTCGAAGCCCTCGAGACACCACTGTTGGAGGAGCCCTTCTCCCTCCACTTCCCAGTCAACGACAAGACGATCCGCTGGCGTATGCTGCGCGGTCGCGATGAGATCGCGGTCGACAAGTACGTCAAGCGTATGAGGCAGTCTTCTCGGAAGTCTTTGCCTAAGGGCGAAGATCCGGGCTACGCCTACCGTCTCGCCAGACGTATCGTCGAGATCGACGGAGAAGAGCCCAGCATCTCGGATGCTCTCGGACTGATCGAGTCTCTCCGTGGGAAAGATGCTCTCGCAATCCGGCAGGCGATTCGATCTGTCGACTTCGGAGTGGAGCAAGACCTGCATCCTATCTGCGATAACTGCGGATGGGAGAACGAGGTCTCGCTACCACTCGACAAGACTTTCTTTCTCCCTGAGCGGCGAGTTGCCTAGTGTACGGGATCTCGCCACTGTGGTCTTTGACCTAGTACACTATGGCGGCTTTTCGTACGAAGCCGTCATGCTGATGCCTCCGTTCGAACGACGCTTCATGCATGACAAGATGTGTGATGCTGTCGAGAACGATGTGAACTTCCAACTGAGTCTGCACGACAAGAAGCGTGGGTAACTGAATGTCTCCAGTCGATCCCAACAATCCTTTCGCATTCGAACTCGAAGTCGAGGGAGAAGATAACCTGCGCAAGGCACTTGCTAAGGGTGAGAGAGCATATCTCAACTTCGGCAAGTCGATCGACAAGGTCACCGACGGTCTGCAGGACGAGAGTGAAGCACATGCCAAGGCTGGACAGGCTGCGAAGAAAGCAGCCCAGGCAGCTGAGGAGGCAACAGAGGCGAAGGAGCAGGAAGCCAAGAAGCTCGGCTTCTTCGCCAAGCTGAAAGAGAAGTTCCTCCGTAGAGGAGAGAAGGCAGACGAGAACGCAGCGAAACGTCGTGGTGGCGTCTCGAAGAGAATCCGTGGATTCTTCAAGCGCGAGAAGGATGCGGCAGATGATGCAGGAATCAGCTTCGGGAAGCTTGCAGGCCTGATCGGTGGTGCAACGATCATCGGAGGTCTGGTCGCTGCAGCTCGAGCGTACTTGGAGTTCGACAACCAGATCCGACAGCTTCAATCGACTCTCGCAGGACAACCCAGAGTCATGAACGCAGCAGCGAGTGCTGTGCAAGGACTCACTGGATACCTGGAGTTCAGTCGCGAGGAGTTGATCGCTGTCACGAAGCAGATGGGAGACCTACACCTCGTCGCGGGGAACACTCCCAAAGCAGCACAGCAGTTCAGAGAACTGACGATGGACGTCCTGCATCTGAGCCGTGCGATGGACGTAGGTACATCCTCCGTCGTGGACATGTTCGACTCGTTCAAACGTGTGTACGGACTCCCTCACCACCGTCTCCGTGGCATTGCTTCTTCGATGAAGTTCATCCAGGAGCAGACAGGGATCACAGGCGAGGAACTCCTCACCTTTGGCAAGTCTCTCGAGGACGTGCTCGCTCGCATGCGTGGGACCACCAAGAACACCAAGGCAGACGTCACCAGAGACATGATGGCGATGGCTGGTGTGATGAAGAAGTTCGGCATCGATGCAGGAGACGCTATCCCGAGCCTGTTCTCCGAGGCGATGAAGATTGACTCGGATAAGGGTAACGAGTGGCTGGCGTTCCTGCAGAGCCAGACTGGTGTCGCCATGGAGGACATCCGCTCCATGATCGAGAAGGGCGATACTGTCACTCCGATGACTCTGTTCATCAAGTCGTTGAAGCAGCAGGGTCCGGAGATGCTTCGACTGAACGAGTCGTACTTCACCGACATGACTGGCATGTCCTTCGCGCACCTGCGTAAGCTCATGGACGTCAACGAGAAGGGTCTCCGAGGATTCGTCGAGCAGACCAAGAAGGCCGAGAAGGTCCGCAATCTGCACGAGAAGCGAGCGCAGGCGAGACAGAACCAACTCTCCCAGATGTGGAACAACTTGAAGCGTGCCTTCGAGAGGATCTGGCTCGCCATCGGTAAGATCGTGGTCAAGGTCACAACCAAACTGGCAGACTTCTTGATCCCTAAGATCATGCAAGGGATCAGTTGGCTCGAACAGAAGTTCGCTTGGTTCAACTCTCCTGAAGGAGGGAAGGCGATCCACGAATGGTGGGATAAGACCATCAAGTTCTTCTCCAAGGCAGGTGGTGTCATCGAGTGGGTCGTTGACAAGATCTCCAAGGCGATCAAATGGTGGCAAGGTCTCTCCACTGAGACCAAGACTCTGATCGGTGTCGGCGGAGGTCTCGTCCTCGTCTTCGGTAAGCTGCTGCCGATCATGGGAGCTCTCGGTGGTAAGGTTGCTGCTGTCGCTGCTGGTTTGACTGCAGTCTACGTCGGTGCGAAGAAGGTTGCTGACTGGGTAGACAAGGAGCAGACCAAGGGTATCAAGGCACTGTCCAAGGCCAAAGCTACCTCACATGCGATTACCGAGTTCGGACTGAAGGGTACCGAACAAGAGCGCATGGGATTTATCAAGGGCGAGATGTTCGGCAAGGAGGCTCAAGCTGGACGTACCTTGATTACTGGGTCGGGCAAGATCAACATGGATGAGTTGAATCGGAGAGCTACTGCTCTGATTCCGACTCCTGCTGGTTGGGACTTCATGCCTGACTTCATGAAGAGGAAGACAGTCCTCGAACCTCGACAGCGTCTCGTCAAGATGTGGGCTGCTGCGCTCGGAGTCGTCCTCAAGAAGACGGACATGTCCAAGGTCCGTGCGTCTCGCGAACGAGACCTCGCTCGACTGAAGCAGACTCAGAAGCCACCACCTGTCCCTGTCGCGAAGGTCGCGCCAGCTCCTACCACGACTCCTCAAGTACGAGCTGCTCCGACACCGACTCCGGTTACTCCTACTCCTCCTGTGACTCCTGCGAAGCCACCGAGTGGTCCTCAGATCGTCGCAGTCCAAAGTCAGACCACGGATGCTCTGCTCGGAGAGATTCGAGACATCCTCAAGAAGGGATCCGCAGGCACCGCAGCTGGAGCTCAGCCTCACCCTTCCAGAGCGCAGTTCCATCGTAGCCTAGGAGGGTAACCATGCCAGTCGTCACAGGATACATCATCTCTCGGCTCGATGGAGAACGGATGTCGTTCAAGTACTTCCGTCCCTTGAGTGAGGATGTGGCTGCTGAGTACGAAGACGTAGGTATTCGTGGGAGGTCCGAACCCTTCTCGTTCTACGCACAGACTGGTCCTGACATGTGGGCCTTCGAACTGAAGCTCATGGCTTCTGTTGATCAGAACGATGGAGGAAACCCTCGTAGAGCCTACGATGACTATCTCTTCCTGAAGAGCTTCCAGTTCCCTGACTACGGTCCTGGATTCGCTGGTCCTGTGAAGCCTCCTCCTCAGGCGATCATCACAGTAGGTAGCTTCTTCCGCAAGAAGGGAGAGATCCGACAACCGAGGTTCACGTTCAACTTCCCTCTGGACGAGAACGGGTTCCCTCACTCGATCGACGCGAGCTTCACGTTCAGAGTCATCAACGACCTGCCTCTGGACTTCAGAGACGTACGCAGAGGCTTGAGCAACCTGCCTCCAGGTTATTTCTAGTCGTCTCTGCGTGGCAACGAAGCCACGAAAGGAGGCAGCATGGAACGCAAGTACGAAGTCGGAGCACACATCAAGTACATCGATCCTCACCGCAAGGCCCACGACGCCTTGGTGCTCGTCTGGTGGATGCCAGACCACGTGCCGAGCTACGCTGGTCCCAACGGCGAGCCTGGTTGCAACTTGGTGTTGGTGGACCCCGATCCCGAGAAGGAAGACAGCTACGGTCGTCAGATCCGTCGGGAGACATCGATGGTCCATCTCAACAACAACCCTGGAAGGGGTAACTGTTGGTGCTGGCCTGACGAAGTACCTCAGTAGTTCCTAGAAGCCGGAGTGGGCACCTGGGTATCCGGGCACCTGCATGGGTTTCGCTGCCACGCAGAGAGGATTAGATGGCAGACAACACGAACGTAGTCGTCAAAACGACAGCTGATTCCGCAGTCTTGGAGGAGACTGAGGTACGGTACATCGAGAACAAGGACCCGAACCGACCCTTGTCTCGGTACAACAAGATCCGCTTCTTGCTGTCAGCAGAGGACGAGTACAACGACATTCCTGCCTATCCGATCCAGGAGACATGGGACCCTCCGACCATCCCGATCCTGCCTCAGGACCGCTACGTCGAAGTACTCCCAGAGTGGGAACATCGCCCGGATCTGATCGCTTACACCTACTACGGCAACGAACAGTTGTACTGGGTGATCGCGTATGCGAATGGTCTGGTCGACCCGTTCGCTGAGACCTACATCGGTCGGAGACTGCGTATCCCTGATCGAGAGAACTTGTTCCACGACACGTTGGTGCGCTAGTGGCTGGTGAGACTCTACATCCCGTAGTCCAACTACGGTTCGGCTCGACGAAGTCGGGTACTCGCTCAGGGATCTACTTCGAGAGGACGAGCAATGCTCCTCTCGAGGCGTTCATCGTGACGATACCTCCGGAGCACCTGGTCGAGTTCACGAACGTCAGTCGCAAGGGAGCAGACCAAGTTTCGATCACGTTCTTCGATGCTACGTTCGGTAGTCTCGAAGACCAGCTCTTCCGTGCCGATCGAGACCATGGAGGTCGAGTACTCTACCGATGGGGCTATCCTGGTCTTGGGCTCGAAGAAGGGTATTGGAACGTGATGATCATCCAAGACTACGTTCCTACTTTGTCGACCTCTGGTCTGAGGATCACTATCAACGGTCTAGCTGTCGGCTCCGAGTTCGCGAACATCGCAGAGCCGACAGTCTACAAAGGCAAGATCAGTACGGTCGTCCGACAGATTGCGGAGGAGATGGGTTTCACAGACGAGACGAAGGTCTTCATCGAAGAGACCGAGGACAATGCGAGAGACGAAGAGCCTCGAGCGGAGTGGCCTTCTGGTAATCTAACTCGCATCGACTTGATCAACCAGAAGCTACTACCCGAGGCCAAGTCCAAGCAGAACCCGAACGGTACCTACTACTTCCAGTTGAGTTCTCAAGGAACGTTCCACTTCCACACCGAACACTTCAAGAAGCTCAAGGAAGCAGTCCATGGGACTCCGAAGCCGAATGTGGATCACAAGTATCGTAGGTTCAACGTCCTCTTTGGAACTCCTGTCAATCCAGATGGAACAGAGCATGGCGTCATCTCCTTCACTCCTCGGTACGGCTCTAAGAGTATGGGCTTCATGGCGGCAGGTTGCATTGCTGGATCGTACGATCCGAGAACAAAGCAGTTCCAGCAGCGAGTCGTCGACAGACGAACGCAAGGTATGTCCTCTGACCACGATCCCAAAGGAGGAGGACGTACCTCAGCACCTCCGATCGCGAAGAAGAACGACAGCAACATCGACCAACGTCGCAAGTCCGAGACCTACTCCTACCATCCTGTTCGACAGGTGGCACTGGGAGGCCATTGCTCAGGCAAACAAATCCACCAACACCACGGACCGGATGCTTCACTGAACACTATCGCGAGTGCGTGGAAGCGAATGCACTCGCTAGTCCAAGGAGGTACCCTCGAACTGGTTGGGATTCCACGACACGTAGACTTCAATGCTCTCGAGATGTGGTGCGAGATCGCAGTCTACATGCCTAGCGGAGTCGACTCTCTCCCAGGATCTCCAACGTTCAAGAGCGTGGACAGCGCGTTGCATTGGAGTAGCGGCCGCTACAGGATCGAGAAGATCACTCACTTCATCGGCACAGACTACCGGATCACTGCGGAGCTAGGCAGGATCGCGATGCTCGAAGGACCAGATCCTGCGAAGACTGGTCTGCCTCAACCGACGACCGAGACGACGACAGGGACTTCGCGATAGATGTCTGATCGAGCGAACAACGACGCTGTTGAGATGCTCCGTAAGGACGCGAGCACCAACAAGCCTGGATTGTACCGTGGTAAGGTCGAAGACATCGACGACCCGGATCGTCTAGGACGAGTCAAAGTCCGTGTCTGGGCGATACACGGTGATGAGCACAGGACTCCTACGACTGCTCTGTCGTGGGCTGAGATCGCAGAACCTGGAGGTGGTGGGTACGATTACGGTACGTTCGATCCTCCTCCTGTCGGGTCTGCTGTCTGGGTAGGCTTTGAGGGAGGACTTCAGGACTTCCCGGTCGTGCTCGGTACGTTCCGTGGTGTCCCGAAGCGTGACTCAGAGAACTCGAACGTCTTCCTGACGAACAATGGTAAGCCAGCAGTCGAACGAGCCTGGCTCCCACCCGACGACGAGTCGGAGACACCGAAGGACATCTTCGAAGGAGTGCACGACGGAGACCCTCACCCAACCAGACGCCTCTGGCACAAGTCCTACAAAGGACACACGTTCATCGTCGAGGACGGAGATGGTAAGGAGTTCCTGAAGATCATCGATCGCGCAGGTCAGGTGATCGAGATGTACTGTCCTGTCGCTGTCGAGAACTCCGAAGGGAACAAGGCTCAACGTGGTGTCCGCGATGCTATGCGTGGAGACCAGCTGCCTCATTCTGCGATGCGCGACCGTCGTGCGTCCATACGTATGAGAGACCTCTCCGGTCAGGAGATCGTGCTCGACTCTCGCGACCAAGACGAGAGGATCCTGATCCGCGGCAAGAACAGGCAGGGTGGTTCGGAGAACATCTTCGAGATCCGATCTGGTCGTGGACGAGAGTTGATCGAACTGCGAGATGCTCGTGGAGACAGGATCACGCTGAACCCGAACTCGTCCACCCCTATCCAACTGGTCGACAGCGTCGGTAATGCGATCGACTTCGACAAGGAAGCAGGTAGAGTCCGCATCCGATCAGCCAAGATCTCCGAGGAGGAGACTCCCCAGAAGAGGGAAACTGTCAGCGGCAAGAAGGAGTCCGAAGTCCGTGGCGATCTGGAAGAGAAGGTCCACGGCAACAAGAAGGTGACTGTCGTCAACGACTTGACATCAGGAGTGCTAGGCAACACGAGTGCCTCGTTCGGTGGTAGTCTTGATGTCGTCATTGCGAACCAAGGATTGACTGGTGCTCCTGGCGAAGGAGTGAAGATCAACCTCGCTCAGCTACTCGGGTGTGACTTTGAACTCTCCAACTTGAACGGAGACCTCAACTTCAACACCAAGTTGGGCGACATCCTGATGGACACCTTGAAGGGTAACGTCGAGTTCACGACCACACTCGGCAATGCTCTCCTCGAGACTCTCGCTGGTAACGTCTCCGCGAAGACGACAGCAGGCAAGGCGGAGCTGATCACGTCTCTCGGGACTGCGAACGTCGATGGGACGACAGTCCATCTCGGTCCTCTAGCAGCAGCGATCCAACCTATCATCCGCGGCTCTCTAGGAGTGGCTGCTGTCACTGCGAAGAACACCGCGATCTCCGCGACTCTTCCGACGCTACTCTCCACTTCCCAGACTCTGTTGAACACGTGCATAGGACCACCCCCAGCGACGATATTCGTGCAAGTCGTTGGACCGTTCATTGCGTGGCTGACGGCGTTGATCGCATTCGTTACGGCAGTCCAGGCTGCCTTGCCTGCGGAGAGTGCTGCTCTACTGGCGTCTCTGTCGACGAAGAGCTTCACGGCATGAGCGACCTCACCGACAAGATCGAAGAGGCTCTCGAACAGATCGAGAACACGACCCCTGTGGAACTCACTCCCGAGGTTGAACAAGAACTGGTCGCTGCGAACCAGCGACTGAAGGACTACAAGGAGAGCGGAGACAGACGAGGCTACTTGCGTGCGTTGACGGATGCCTTGAAACTCTATCGCACGTTGGTTCTCCCTGCTCTGCAGAAACAGGAGCTACGACGTCTGAGGAATGTGTTGTCTCTCGCGAAGGCTGCTGACCTTAAAGAACAGAATGGCACTAAACTTCAGACCTCTTAACGGCCTCAACTTCAGTCGGGCCTCAGCCCCGAGGCCCTGGCCCGGTCCCGTCCGTTGGGGCGGTCTCAGGCCGTCTCAGGCCTTCTCAGGCCGGTTCAGGAGGCTTCCCGCGCCTTCCCGACGGTTGGCCAAGGCTTTCAAGATCTAGGATTCTTGACGAACTATGGCTGAATGGAAATCCGCTAATCTCGCTGCTTTACTCCCTCCTGGGACGGAGACGATCATCGATACGATCGAAGGTCTGGTGACCGTCGTGAAGACGCCATTGGACATCGTGTCTGCGATTTTGAACACAGCGAAGTCTCTTGTGCTTTCATTCAGTCTGTTCGACTTCCTCGGGACTCTGGGAGATCTGATCGAAGACTGGAAGGACGACTTCCTCGGCTCTGGGTTCTTCGTCTGTGCGATGTGGGACTATCCTGTTCGACAGTTGCTTGGAGGAGTAGGGACCAGTCGAGACTACGGACCCGACAGTACCTTCGAGAAGATCAACCTTGATGGCCACGAGTTCGAGACGTCGTTCCTCGCAGATCTTGACTCGAGTTTCGACGACACCAAGGATCCATACCGTCCTCAGTTTCAGTCGTCTTGCTCGATCCTAGTCCTCGTGCGCGCAGGCTCTTCTCCAGAGGACATCGGGATCACTCCCGAAGAAGACAATGCAGGAGATGTCTGGGGTGGTCAGGACTCGACGATAGGGAATTCTGGCAAGCAGGTCCGTCGTGTCCGTATGCTCGCAATGCTCGCGAAGCTGAAAGAAGCAGCGCAAGGCAGTCCGGTGGACCGAGTCCAAGTTCGGGTAGACCGAGTTGAACAAGCGATCCAGATGTTTGGTCAGATGACAGAAGACGAGATCGATGCTCTGGCCTATCCGGAGGACGAAGACGACGGATCGTTGTACTTCGAGAACAAGTTGTCTACGGAACTGGACTGGCGTGACGATGTCACTCCCTTCCTCGAGTCGATGGAAGGACAGTACTACCCTTCGACGTATCCTGACTGGTCTCGTGTAGCACTCGCGGACTTGCATCCAGATCTGGTGCGTCTCGCGAACGAGCTGTTCGATCCGATCGTCGAGCTCCTCCAGGGTGGCTCGACTCTCAAGCAACAGCTCATCGACATGATCGATGCGATCCAAGCCAAGGTAGACTACTTGCAGGATATCATCGACAAGATCGATGGGCTCATCGAAGATCTAGAACGTCTACTCAACGCGACTGGGTACCACGCGTTGTACATATCAACTTCAAAAGGGATCAGCGACCTCAGAGCGAAGCTGCGGACAGCGACGAACGTACCATTCGAAGGTAAGTTCTTCTACTCTGGGATGGCTATCCTCGCAGGCTCGGATGCAAAGACAGCATTCGATGCGCTGTTCGCAGCAGTGGCTAGCTAAGGAGCAATCTCATGAACTCCCACATCGTCGGTCTTGGGTCTGCTGGTGTCAAAGGAAAGTATCGTGGTGTCGTCCATGGTACTCGTCCTGTCCCTAGCGAGATCCTACAACTGGTGGATCAAGGTCTCTCGCCTACACAGGCCTTGAAGAAGCTGCAGAAGACTCCTGGTAGCTTCGAGGATCTGTGGGACACCATCGGAGATGGCTCGTTCCTCAACCCTCATCGGTACCAGTTGAAGCATCCAGAACTGGTTGCTCAGGACGTGGAGTCGGCGAACAAGTACACGAAGCGTGGTATCAACTACATCATGTACTTCTCGTCAATCAAGACTGTGTCTCCTGATACAGTCCACTCGGACATCACATACAACAACAAGACGAATCCGTTCGCCGCGTTCTTCTGCGGAGGTCCGATCGATCCGACGTACGATGGAGATGAGCGCCCGAACTGGGACGCATCTGACGGTCAGTACTACCTCCCTCTCGCTCCAGGCAACACCACTCCCGGCGAGGGTCGTCGGTCGACTCTGTCTACTGATACGACAGGTCCTGATTTGCATCGGGTAGAGACGAGATACCCGACGACGGATCCGTACCGAGAGCTCGAATTCACGTTCTTCGCCGAGGCTACGGTGCCTACGTATGCCTCGGGAGACATCACTGTCGATTCGACGACTCCTCCTGCGGATGGCGTCTACCTGACTCTCGATGATGGTATCAATCCTCCTGTCGAACTCGAGTTCGACACAGGTGGGACAACGTACTACAACGAGTCAACCGGTCGTTATCTGATCGACATCTCAGGTTCTCCAACCGACGCAGACGTCCGCGACGCGATCATTGCTGCTGCGAATCGAGCAGCATACAACCAGCCGTTCTACATGGTCGCGACGAACGGTGGTGCTGCGATCGTTACTCTGACTCACACGACAGGAGGAGCAATCGGTCACACGACTGTGACTTCGAGTGTCGCTCTCGGAGGATCGTGGTCTCTACCGACGTTGTCTGGAGGTACTGCGAACGAGGCTGGTGACAATGGCTACATGGATAACTTCCCTATCTGTCGTGTCGGCATGGCAGAGGGAGTCGACTGCGGGTACAGCGAGACTGAGAACCGAGTCGGTATCGACTCAGTCCTAGGTCTCGCTCCTACCTTCCAGGGTATCGGCAGCAAGCAGTACGAACACGAGTTCTTGGATCCTCAGCAAGGTGCTGTCGGTAGCATCACTGCGTTGCACCATTACACTGGGACGGAGACGATCACGTCGGTTGCTCAGGACGGGTACGTTGCTCGCTCTGGTGCTACGGATCCTTCCGGTGAACAGACTGCTGTTCAAATCGATACGACGATCGGTGCTGACGGAGCTAACCAGATCGTTGCTGCGACACGGCAGATCACTCTGCCTTTGGCAGTGACTGCTCTCGGTTCGACTGGCGGGTTCAAGAACGACGTACACAAGCGAAAGATCCTCGAGATCCAGAACTCTACTCTAGGGAACGATGGAGAGTACACGATCAAGCGTGTTGTCTCGCCGGTGACTGTGGAGGTCTACGAAGCACCGAACTCGGACGAGACTGGTACTGTCACAGGACTCCTCTGGGAGACGTATTACGGCAAGAACGCATTCGACGGACGTGTGCTGAACCAAGGTCGCGTCGAACAGGTAGCTACCGACCCAGACGATCCTGGCGAGATCATCCTCGGAGAGAAGTGGGTCTCTGACGACAGTGCTGGTCCTCATGTCATCGGACGCGTCTGGCAGACTGCGAAGCAAGTAACCGGGATCAGGATCATCGGACCCGCTGGTACGAACAAGTACTTCTACCCAGATGACTTTGTGATCCAGTATTTGGATCCGACAGCCAACGGTGGAGACCCTCGACCGGGTACCGATGCAGACTGGTTGAATGCTTCGACTCTTGCCGACCAAGCCACCAACATCTACAACGGTGGTGCGTACGGCTACGAGTTCACCTTCACGGTGCCAGTGGCAACCAAGGGCATTCGGCTGGCGTCTCTTCTAGCTTATGACTCGACGCGACGTGTCGAGATCGGTCAGCTCATGATCTACACGGATGATACGACCAGCGTGACGCTCGTCGACGGAGTCAACGATCGTCTCAGGTTGGCTACGGATGGTGTCCCGAACTATCGCAACTTCGATCTAGGAGATTTCACGGGGACTGTCGCTGCTCTCGTTGACCGGATCAACGCAGTCGTCCGTGGGTACGAGCTCGAGGCAGTACAAAGCACGTTCGGATTTCTGTGGCTCCGAGGTACGGTTGCAGGAGGGAAGTCATTCGTTGACGTGGCTGCCATTGGAGATAGCACCGCCAACGCAGATCTAGGACTACCGTCGACTGCGACACAGGTGCAAGGAATTCTGCAGCAGATCCGCAAGTTGCCGAACGATGCTCTCACGCTCATGTACCGTGCGAACATCTCCGGCGACCTTCCGCAGCTCTAGGAGGAGCACAATGCAAGGCTATGTTGACGCACAACTCTACGATGCTCGTGGGCTGCGAGACGAAGACTTCCTAGCCCTCAAGCAGGAGCAAGGAGGTCAAGCAGTCCTCGACCTCCTCCAGAATGAGCTCAAGCTCGAGCAGCACGTTCATGGGAAGAACCTGGTCCACGATAACTTCGCTGGATGGATCTTTCATGAAGTTCTTGGAGGCCCGAACCCTGCATCGCCCTTCGAGGAGGGTGGTTCGAACAGTGCTTACTTGAGTTTCATCAATCTCTCGGTGAGGGACAACGAGCCGTACTACACCGAGCAGTTCGGGAATGGTGACTACACCAACAATAACTACCACCAGTTCAAC